AGAGGTCAGATTGATCACAGTACTGTGAATCAATTTGATGACACTTGGGCCGTTTCGGTGGTGCTGCGTGGGGGCAGATGACGTCCGATTGCACACGAACCCCGGTCTCGGTGCAGAGTCGCGACGGTTTCGGTGCATGTGATGCACAGGCCTGCATTCCCGGGGCGGGAGCCCGGGGGATCGTTTTCTGCGGGCAATGCAGTGCAGTCCGATTTTTCCGCTTTCCCAGGTTTTGCCCGCCCCCCCCGGGGCGGAGTGGAATCTACTATCGTGTCTCTAAAATAGTGCGCCAAAATTTCAGCCACCCTACAAAAACCGACCTACACAGCATCTGCCAACATGCTAACTTAGCGATGGGGCTCTGGCCCAAATTGACGTTTCCCGCATTCGAGGTAGACTTGAGATCATGGCAGACACACCTGAAGACGAAGATCTATTGCTTTCCATCCTGCAGGACGACATACGTCCCAGCCCCCGCAACACGGCAGCATCGCCCGTAGAGCATCCTGACATGGCCCAGGCCCAGAGGGCCTGGAGCGACCGTACAGAGCCTGTACCACCGTTTAGAGATATCTTATGGGCATATGACCACCTGGAGGCGGACTTCCCAAGTCCGCTACAGTGTCCAACACGGGGCGCATGGGCGTTACTGGAGTTTGGCAGGGGGAATCCGAAGGATTTCCTCACTCGGCTATTACCACAAGCCACGGTCGAGCTGGAGCGTAGACGTCAAGAGCGTCTCGCCAGGGAGCGGGAAGCGGACGAGGAGGAAAAGCTACGGAAAGCGGCCAAGGCGAAAGAGGAAAAGCCACCTTTACCGGAGTCTGAGGCCAAAGCAATTGCGGACATACGGCAGATCCTGGCATCTGCGGTGGAGGAATCGGCAGATGGGGGAGTGTAAGCGATGTTTACAGCTGGCAGAACGGATAAAAGACTGTCTGGACTGCAAGCGAGCCCACCAGCAGGCAGCTGGCAGGCTAGCCAAGCGGAACAGCGATTTCAAGGCAGAGGTAGACTATCTGAATCAGAGGATATTGGAGCTGCGTGAACGTCTTAAAATCAGCCTTTGACAAAGAGTCCTTCCCGACAGGGGAGGTTAGGCAGCACACTGGCACGGCCTCTCAGGCCGTGCTGGACATGCCGTTCTATCCAGTTGTCCCAACGGACACGATGGAACAGTTAAGGTGGAGGATCTACGTAAGGGAGCGTGCCCACCACGACCTAAAGTTCCGAGAGAGCCTAATACACGCAAGCCGCGAAGACATCCTGTTTTTCGCAAACACTTTCTGCTGGGTCTTTGAGCCCAGACCTACGCCTCGGGTTCTGCCTCTCAACAGCTGGAGGGACCAGGACGATGTCCTGGTCTGGATGGATCAGTGCTATGGGGTAAGGGAATTGGGGATTGAGAAGAGCCGTGGTGTTGGCGCAAGCTGGAATGCCGTCTTGCTATTCTTTCATAAGTGGCTGTTTGTTCCCCGGGCAGCTATGGCCATGATTAGCAGAACAGAAGAGGCCGTAGACACTCGAGATGACCCAGACTGCCTAATGTGGAAGCTCGACTTCCTATTTGACAATCTGCCGTATTGGCTGCAGAGGGACCGGAACGGCAAGAAGTTGTTGGAGCGGAACTACGGAACGCACAAGTTCCTGAATCGGGCCACGGGCGCTAGTATTTATGGTTATGCTGCGACAGGAGATGTCACGACGGGCGGTCGTAAGACCGCCATACTGCTTGACGAGTTTGCCAAGTTTAAGATCGGTCAGGACCAAGCAGCTTTAGATTCAACGCAGCACGTAACGGATTGTCGATACTTCGTATCGACCTACAAGGGTTCTGCCAATTGTTTTTTCACGATGATGACCCAGCCTTCGAGCATGTTGAAAGTTATTGTGGATTGGAAGGACAATCCCGATCGTGGAGCTGGTTTGTACACTGCCAACAAAGGGGAGCTGGAGGTTATCGATGAGGGATACAAATACCCAAACAACTATGACCATATCCTTGACGGAAAAATGCGATCCCCCTGGTATGACGTTGAGTGTCGACGCCCAGGCGCTACTTCCCTGTCAATCGCACAAGAACTCGACCGGGACCCTTACGGGTCCGTGTCAAAACTCTTTAGCCGGGAATCCTACCAAAGGCAGAAAGCCTACAGAAAAGAACCTGTCTGGCGGGGAGAAGTCGACTGGGACCGGGAAACGCTTGAGTTCTCCTGGCATGGTCGCAGTGACGGGAACTTGCGACTATGGGTATCGAAAGACGATCTACCTAAGCGAGGACCTTACGGTATCGGATGTGATATCGCAGCTGGAACAGGAGGGGATTTTTCCTCCAATTCAGTTGTCGAGGTCCTCGATATCCCTTCCGGTGAGCAAGTCCTAGAGTACGCCTGCAATGATATTTACCCGAACGACTTCGCACAGTTAGCTATTGGGTTCTGCCGCTACTTGGCCGGGTCCAGGGACCCGTACTACGCTTATCTAGCGTGGGATGCCAACGGGAGTGGTGGTGCGCAGTTCTATAAAGAGATCAAGCGGTGGGGTTGGGCTAATCTTTACATGCACCGGTCTACTACCAATAGGCGACAGGCGCGTACCCAGAAGCCTGGATATTGGCAGCAGGATCGCGGTGCCGCTATTCTTATGGAGTTGCATAATGCAATGCTGCATGAAACGATACAGTTGCGGTCGAAGATTGGATTGGAAGAAACTATGCAGTATGAGTATGATGGATCTGGCGACATCGTTCATCGAGGTGCAGCCGTAAGCGAGGATCCTTCCGTGAAAGGGAAATCCCATGGGGACAGGGCGTATGCCCTGGCCGTAGCTCTCCTGGCCGCTCAGGACAGACAGTTGCCTAAAGATGACCCAATACCGCAGGTTGTGCCGAGAGAGTCCCCCTTGGGGCTTTTGCGGCGAGACAGCCGTAACACGGCCACCGAGTTGGACCAGTGGTGGTCCGAGGTGGGGGACGGGGCAGGGAGGGTAGTTGACCCCGTTCATTATTGATGTGTAATAAATGGAACTTAAATCGTAAGGAAACAATATGTAGCGGACTGCCCTCCCTCCATCACCAGTCCGTTACTTACCGGGGCTTCAAGGCCCGGCTCACAGAGGGGGCCGAAAGGCCCCCTCTCTCTAAACTATGAATCCAAATAAAGAGGAAGACAGGGAGCGGTTGTCCAGGGCGATGAGCTACTGGCACCGCCAATTGGAGCCGTTTCGGAGGAATCGCAGGCAGCTAGTCGAAGACTATGCTGGCAGCGATTACGGGAAACGCTCTACGTTTTCCACCCAGTCTCCGGTGTACGTCAATCTAATGCTGCAGACAGCAGAGGCGTATTCCATTGCGCTGGGCTACAACGCTCCCAGATTTCTGCTTACGGCAGCTTCCCCAAGACAAAAAGCATTCGCATCCCGGTTTCAGACGGCGCTTAACAATTACGCGGACCAGACTCACCTAGAGGTTGTGATCCAGCAAATAATTCAAGACGCCTTCTTTAGTATCGGGATTGCCAAGGTTCTCCTTGGCGACAGTCATCACGTACGGGAAGAGCTAGATCCATACGCCGTCCCCGGGATGCCTATGGTCGCTAGAGTTTCTTTGGACAACCATGTCCATGACGGAACTGCTGGTGAATTTCGGAAGTGTGGTTTCATAGGAGATCGTTACCAGATGCCCTTGGCCATGGCCAAGGAGGATCCGCGATTCCATCCAGAGTGCCGTAAGGCACTCTACGCCACTCGGCACAACGAGTCGCACGGTGGGGAGGAGCCTGCGCAATCGCTGGCCTTCGACTCCGAGGACAAAGAGGGTGAATACCAAGAGATGGTCAACTTGGTTGATGTCTATCTGCAAAGAGAGAATCTGGTGGTCACCTTTCCAATAGATGGGAAGTTCAACATCTATGACACTGGCAAGCCTCCGCTTTCGGTGCAGGAGTGGGATGGGACGGAGACAGGCCCATACAGGTTTCTAAGTTTTGGCGATGTTCCGGATAATGTGATGCCGACAAGCCCCGCGCGTAATGTGAGGGGCTTGTTTGTTTTGTACAACAATCTGTTACGCAAGATGGCGTCCCGTGCCCGCAAGCAGAAGGATGTCCCGGTTTACGAGGCGGGCGCTGAGAACGACATGAAGCGTTTATTGGCGGCAGATGATCTTGAGGCAGTTCAGGTAAACAACAAGGACGCGATCGATGTCTTGAAGTTGGGTGGTGTTGATCAGACCATTACCGGATTTTCCATGCAGGTACTGGAGTTGTTCAAACAATCCGCTGGTAACCTGGATGCAATGGCTGGGCTAGGACCTTCGTCCGAGACTGCTACGCAAGACATGCTGATTAGCCAGCAGGTGGGACGCCGAGAGGCGTCCGCAAAGCGGAACGTCGCCCGATTTGTTTCAGAGCTTGGCACAGACATAGCCGAGCTGATCTTTGATGATCCTATCCTGGTAATACCTGGAACCCGGAAGATACCAGAGACTGAGATAGAGGTGGATGCTAGCTGGTATCCCGAGGATTCTCTGCCACGGGAGGGTAACTTCTTGGACTACCAGATCCGCGTAGATCCGTATTCCATGGAGTATCGGAGTCCTGCCCAAAGATTGGCCGCGCTACGCGAAACACTTCAGACAGCAATAATCCCGATGTTGCCCACAATCGAACAACAGGGCGGGCGGTTTAATATCCAGAGATACCTGGAGATTGAGGCCGAGTTGCAGGACTTGCCCAGATTGACGGAACTATTTACTTTCCAGGAACCCCCCGAACCACCCGGTCAGTCTAATCAGACCGGAATGAGCGGATCTGCCGGGGGTGGTGCTCCCAAGGAGTACATTCGCAAGAATGTTTCCATGGGAGCCAACTCGAACGGTCGCATGCACCAAGCGGTACAGGAGATGGGACGCGGAAACAACCAACAGCCTAATCAGCTGGCGTCCTCTGATGGCTATGGATAAATACGTGGGTCGATACGACCCGAGGCAAAAGAAGGTCGTCTGGGACGACGGCAAGGAACCTGTCGACAATTCCGATGGTGGTCGACCACAGGTGTCGACGGCCTATTCGCGGCCCTTGAAGTCGATGGCAATGAGTTGCCATCCGGAGC